AACATATTATAGTGGTAGTACAAATCTTTTTGACATAATAATATCGACTACTTCAAATCAATCAATAACTGGGGGTACATTTAATAATAATACAGATACTTTAACTTTATTTAAGGGTAATGGTAGTTCTTTAAATATAACTGGCGTTACTGATTATTATATTACTGGTGGTACATTTAATAAAACAACAAAAATTTTAAGTTACACTAGAAATGATAACCAAAAAATAGATGTTGAACTACCAGTTAGAACTTTTTTAAGTAATACTGGTCAAACGATATCTAATCAAAGATTAATTATTGATACGGTAACTGCAATTAAAGATAATTCTAACACATTTTTTGTTTCGTATGTTAACGCATACAATAGTTCTACTAACTATGGGTTCTGGAAAAGAACATTGGCATTAAATAAAACATCTGGTGTGTTAACAATAATAGGTGAAAATTCTGATTTTGATAGAATTTCTAGTGGAATGACACCAAACTCAATTGTTTACTCTGCAAATAGTGGTAATTTATCAATTATTATTAGTGGTGAAACAGCAAAAAATTATACATGGTCTTCAAATTGGGAGATTATAAGCTAAGGTTTAATATTTATAAATAAATAAGTAGATGGCAACTAACATTAGGTCGATATCAATTGGTGTAATTCTTATACAAAATGGGAATGGTGTTCCAACACACATTTCCTCTAAGGGTACATTGTTCGTAAATTTAGATACAGCAATATTATACATCAATAAAGATGGTATTGCTACATGGGAAACAAATAACAGTGGGGGTTTTACTTTAACTCAAAACCAATTTAATGCTATTACTGGTGCTACATCACCTAGTAGTACTAATGTCTTTGCTACTATATCTGATATAGTAAGTTCTGCTTTTACTGGTGGTACTGTAAATGGTTTAACAACCTTTACTGCTGGTTTATCAGCAACTACAATAAGTGCTTGTACATCAGTACAGACAAATAAATTAATTAGTTGTAGTGGTGACACTCAAATTAGTTTATCTAGTGGTCAAACAATTTTTAACACTAATCTAACACCAAACTTAGACGCTACTATTGATGTTGGTACTTCATCTAAAAGATTTAGAGATATAAATACTGTTAGTGGAACATCTACTGTTTGGACTTCAACTATTAAAGTGACAACACCTACATTAGATTTAGGTAATGATTCTCTAGGTAATTTAAGACAAATCACAGCAAATAATTCAATAATACAAGATGACGCTCTTTTGGGTGGAACTTATTAAAAAAATAATATATTTATATAAAAACAATTAAAAATGGCAAATAGAAATACTAGGTTTATACTAAAAAATAATGCAAATTCGTCAGCTCCTTTTTCTGGTGCTACGCTATATGCTGGTGAACCAATTGTTAATACCGCTGCTGGTATTATGATGTTATCTGGTGTAACTACTGGTACAAATGACTGGGTTCCAGCTGGTACTGGTGGTAACGCAAACTTTTTTGAAGTAGGTTCTAATCTTTATAATTTAAAAATTAGAAATCAGATTACATCATATGGTGGTCTTACTAACTTAACTGGTAAATTTTTATCTGGTACTACAAATGGTTTTGTTGTTGCTGATATTAGTACAATTTCTGGTGTTGATACTTACGTAACTGGATTAACTTACTCAAATAACATTTTAACCGTTAAACAAAACCAAGGTCAATCTGATTTATCGGTTCTTGTTAATACAATGACTGGTTTAACTGTTAACGGTACTCTATCTGCTACTACATTAAATTTAACAAATGGTACTGTAAGTAGTGCTGCTAGTAGTGCTAATGATATCGTTAATTATAGTAGTTTAACTTCTTATACACAAAATAACGACATTTATGTTACAGCTGGTACTATTTCTTATACTGGTCCTAGCGGTTCGTTACTATTGAAGAGAAGAAATACTACAGACGTAACTATTACTGGTTTAAGTGACATTTATTTAACTGGTGGTACTTTTAATGCTGGTACAATTACATTAAATAACAATAATAATACGTCATTTAGTGTTACTGGTTTAGCTACAACTGATACTTATGTAACTGGATTTACATATTCACCTACGACAAATACATTTACAATTAAACAAAACCAAGGTCAAGCTGATTTACCAATTCAATTTACAACAGTTTCTGGTTTAACATTGTCTAATTTAACAGCTGGTAGAGTTGTTTATGTTGGTACTAATGGTTTATTAACAGACGAAGCTGGGTTTACTTACAACGCTTCTACAAATGCATTTAGTGTACCTTCTGATGGTTCAGTTAGTGTTGGTACTGGTGGGTTAAGTGTTGCTGGTGATGCAGTTGTTCAAGGTTCATTAACAGTATTTGGTCCTTCCATTTCAGCATTTACTAGTCAATTATATGTAGAAGATGATAACATCACACTTAACTATAACCCTACTGGAAATACCACGTCTACTTCGTTAGGTGCTGGTTGGACGATTCAAGATGGTTCTGGTATTGCAAACACAGCGACAACGTTAAATATTGGTTTATCATACACAAACGCTAATTTAAGTCCTAACACTGAATATACTTCTTCAACTGGTAATGCAAATAGAAACATATTCACACAAGTTGGTGATATTATAATTAGAAATACTAACTATGACAAAAACTCACCAAATGGTGTGAGAGTATTGGCTGAAAACGATGTTTTAGATGGTGGTACTTATTAAAAGATTTACTTTAAAAATATCATAATTATAATATGCACAATTTAACGATTGTGCATATTTATTTTATAGAGGTTACATAACCCATACACATAACTCTTTATAGAGATTTTTAAGACATACCATTATATACATGGCAAATAGAAATAATACGTTTTTACTTAAACGTTCAAATGTTGCTGGAAAAGTACCAGCAGCTGGTGATTTAAGACTTGGTGAGTTAGCTATAAACACAGCTGACGGAATATTATACGCATCTGGAACTACTGCAAACTCAATACTTCCGATTGGTTGGGATAGAGTCGCTAGAACTGGTGATACAATGACTGGTAGTTTATACGCACCTTCTATTTCTGCCGCAACAATATCCGCTACAACATATCTTAATTTACCATCAACTACTTTTAGTGGAGGTACAGTAACTGGTGCGACTATATTTACTAATGGATTAACAGCCAATACAATATCTGCTACAACATATTATAATGTTTCGTCAAATTTTCAATACGAGATACACGTTAGTCAAATAGATGGTAGTGATGTTACTGGTGATGGTAGTTTACTTAATCCTTTTGCAACTATTACTAAAGCATTAACTTTAATTACTGGACAACGCAGAACAATCATTATTCATCCAGGTAGTTATACTGAAAGCCCATCAATAACAACTCAATATACAACTTTAACTGGTCCTGGTCTTATTGGTGGAAACATATTAATTTCTGGAACATTAAGTACAAATGTTGGTTGTACCATTTCGGGTTTAAAAATGACAAACTTGACCATTAATACACCAACTGGTACTGGTAATGTAAACATACTTAACTGTGAGATTTCTGGAACACTTACAAAGAGCAGTAATGCAGATTATACTGTTCTTCGTTTATGTGATTATAATGCAGCAAATATTACTGGAAGTGGTTTAGTTGCAATCTTTGGTGGTAATCCAAATTTTACAACGGTTAACAATGCTAGTGCAAATGTAATTTTGAAAAGTGTTGTAACCGTTGCCCCAGTATTAACTGCTGGAACCTTGAGTATTGTAGATTCAATAGTAGCAGCTGCTGTAACTAATGCATTCACTTCTGCCGCTGGAACTGTTACTACTTTATCAAATAGTCAATTTTTAACTTCTGCATTAAACAATGTAGCTCCTATTGTATTAAATGGATTCTATTCAATATTCAATTGTGTTTTTGATAAACCAAATTCTACTTTAGTCGGACCTTCTGGTACTGGTGGTAGTACAAATTCAATAGATTATTTCCAATATATTAATGCGGATAAATTTATAACACAAGGTGGAACATCGTCACAATATGTTATGGGTGATGGTTCGTTAAGTAATGGATTTACTGGGGGTACTGTAACTGGAACAACTAACTTTACAAACGGATTAACCGCCAATACTATATCGGCAACAACTTACTTTAATTTACCAACTGATATTAGAGTTACTGGTGCAACTTATTCAAACAACACATTTACTTATAGAAACAATACTGGAGGTACATTCAATGTATTATTTAACACTGTAACTGGTTTAACTGTAAATGGTGATATAATAGTTACTGGAAAT